AGTTGGTGCGAACGGTGTTATCTCAGCATTAAGAGTTCTTGATTCTGGTTTCTCATATAAAGATAATGAAACAGTAACAGTCGAATCAACTGATAGAGTTAACGCATCAAGTGCTGAGGTTACTTTAGATTTAGAAGGTGTTGCTAACGCAGAAGGTTATTACGCAACTACTCGAAGTCATATATCTTCACTAAGAGGTTATTTACAAGATTCTGATTATTACCAAGAATACGCATACGAAGTTGTGTCAGGAATTTCACTTGACAGATATAGAGATGTGGTATTAAAACTTGTTCACCCTGCGGGTCAGGCGTTGTTTGGTCGTTATCGTTCTCAAGCAAATGTTAAGGTTGAAGTTTCAGCAACAACATCAAACAAAAAACGATTACAAGGAAATGGTTCAATCAGTATAAATAATGGTAGTTATGATTTAACTGGCAGTAGCACAACCTTTACAAATGAGTTTGCTAACAATGGAACTGTAATCATTGAATATGCTCACGGTGAGTTCTATTCAATACCACTAAATATTGTATCGAGTGATACTGCTGCTAATGTTAATATAGCATGGGCAAATAGTAATTTGTCTGGTGCTAATGTTTATTACGAATCGGGAAGTATTTAATGCCAACATATACATACGCAACGAAAGAATTATCAATCTCAAATGCGAAAGCATTTGCCCAGGCAATTAATGGGTCTGGTGACGGTCGTTCGACTAAAAAATCTGTAATACTATATGTTGCTATTGGTCGTCAATTAGCATGGCCGAATGAACCAACTCCAGTCGAACCGACTGATACAGATGATTATCTAAGACATCAAGTTCATAGAGAAATGATTGGTGCTAAGAAAGTCAATGAAGGTGACTACTCGCATGTAACTGAAAGATATGATTGGACTTCAGGAACTGTCTATGCGATGTATCGTCATACAGATAAAGACTTCTATGAAAGAAAGGGTTGGGTTCTTACGAATCAAAACAATGTATACAAATGTTTATACAATAATAAAGGTGCTGCTTCTACAGTAAAACCAACTGGTTTCTCAACTCTACCTTTTACAACTTCTGATGGTTATACTTGGAAGTATATGTATACAGTTTCTTTAGGTGATTCAAATAAATTCCAAACTGCTACACATATTCCAGTTAAAACATTATCTGCTAGCGATGGTGGTATCGAAGGTGATAGACAATGGGCAGTTCAACAAGCAGCCGTAAATGGTTCAATTGAAGTTGCCGAAACAGTTCTAACTGGTTCTGGGTATCACTATGTTGCTAATGGTGCAGTCGAGGCAGGTGGTGTAACTACTTTAAGATTATCTGCTGCTGGAGATAACCCACCAAGTTCAATCGACAAATATTATAATGGTTCATCAGTTTATGTTATCTCAGGAACTGGTGCTGGGCAATTAAGAAGAATTATTAAATACAGTGGAACAACAAAAACATTGACAGTGAATACTGCGTTCTCTACTGTATGTAACACAGACACTCGTGTAATCATTTCACCGACTCTTACAATTTTAGGTGATGGTCAAGGTGCGAAAGGTTATACTGAAGTAGACACTTCAACTGGTGCTATTTCAAATGTAAATATTATTAGTGTAGGTTCTGGTTATTCAAGAGCATACGCAGAAATTACATCAAATACAATTCACGGTTCTGGTGCTACTGCTAATGTCTATATCAGTCCAGCAGGTGGTCACGGTTCAGACCCTATTAGAGAATTGGGAGCCGATAAACTTTGTTTAAATGTTAAACTAGGTGTTAGTGATGGTGTATCTGCGAATGGTAATGGTTTTATACCTTCTAATACTACATTCAGAACAATCTCAGTATTGAAAGACCCAGTATTAAAATGCGATTCAAATAATAACTTTGTAACAACAGAAAAAGTTGCGAACACATCAAACAGTCCAGACACTTTAAGATTAACTACTCGTATGGGTATTTCTTATAATAGTATGGATGGTAGTAATCCAGTAAACGCACTTTCTGCGGGTGATATAATTACTAACGAAAGAAATAGATTAAAAGCAGAGTTGGGAACACTAGAGTTTGTAACAGACTTAGGAACAACTCAAAGAGAGAATAATTCTTTAGCAAACGCAGTAAAAGGTGCTAACGCAAATATCGTTTATATTCGTAACGATGAAACTATTGCTGATGATTCTTTTTATACAATGTATGTAAATAGTAAAGAGTCTTACAGTGATTATCCTGCGTTTACAAAAGATGATGTTATATTAACAAATCTTTCTGATACTCAAGTTGCTTCGGTAGAAACAATAAAGGGTCCAGAAGCAAATACATACTCAGGTGAAATCTTGTTTGTTGAGAATATTCAACCAGTTACAAGGGATCCTGACCAAACAGAGGATATTAAAATAATCTTAGATTTTTAAAGATAGGTAGATAAAATGGCAATCGAAACAAATTTAAATCAATCACCTTACTTTGATGACTTCAACGAAGATAAAAACTTTCATCGAGTTTTATTTCGTCCTGGATATTCAGTTCAAGCAAGGGAATTAACTCAATTACAAACGATTCTTCAGAATCAAATCGAAAGATTTGCGAATGAAGTCGTTGTCGACGGAACAGTAATTACTGGTTGTGGTGTTCAAACTGCTAAAGTTCAGTATGTTAAGATTCGTGACAAAGACGCAAATAATCGTGTTGTATTATTAGGAGACTTCTTCAGTGGTTCAAAGATTGCCAATGCCACTGTTACTGGTGAGTCTTCTGGTGTTACTGCTAAACTAATCGATGCTAAAGATGGTTCTGAAGCAGCCTCACCAAACTACTTTTCTTTATTTGTTGAATATACAAACAGTGGTGCTAACAATACTACTTCTACTTTTGCTAACAACGAGGTTCTAGTTTTAAGAAACTCAAGTGATAGTTCATTCGTAGTTGCTGCTAACACAATTGTAACTGGTGCTACTGGTCAAGGTCTAAGAGCAACAGTCGGTGATGGTATTGTATATCACAAAGGTCACTTCATTAATGTTCAACCACAAGGTGTTATTGTTGATAAGTTCTCAACTACACCAAGTAAGAGATTAGGTTTTGAAACAACTGAGTCTTTAGTAGATTCTAATTCAGATTCTTCACTATTAGATAATTCAAATGGTTCAACTAACTATGCCGCTCCAGGAGCTAATAGATTAAAACTTACACCTACATTAAATGTAAGAAGTTTGACTGCGGCAAACACAACTACATTCTTCACAATTGCTACAATCGAGAATGGTAAAGTTGCTCAGAAATTCACTGATACAACTTATTCAGATTTAGGTAAGTATATTGGTGATAGAAGTTATGAGACTTCAGGAAACTATGCTATCGAACCATTTAACCTTCGTGTTAGAGAAAACCTTAAAGGCACAAACAACTTAGGTCGTTATACTGCTGCTGAAGGTGGTGACAATCAAAAACTTGTTGTTGAAGTAGAAAAAGGTATTGGTTATGTTTCTGGTAACCGTATTGCTATCGAGTCTTCTATATTCAGAAATGTGGACAAAGCAACAGATTATGATGTTAAAGATGGTCGTGTAATCGGTCAGGCAATGGGTAACTATGTTTATGTTAATGAAGTAGTAGGAACTTGGGATATTCAAGGTCTTCGTCAAGTATCATTAAGAGATTCGCAACAAAATGGTATCAGTGGTCTTAACTTTGGAACAACTGGTGCTGCAGGGTCTGAAATCGGAACTGCCCGTGTAAGAGGTTTCCAATACGATTCTGGTAATCCGGGAACTGCTTCAGGCAAGTTCAGAATTTACCTATTTGATATTCAAATGAATACTGGTAAATCATTCTCTCAAGTAAGAGGTATTTACGAGAACAATTCGAGTGGTCCAAAGTCAATGGCAGACATCGTTTTAGAATCTGATGGTAATGCTAAGATTCAGGAGCCTGGATTAAATACTTTAGTATTCCCATTCACTCAGAGAGGAACTAAAACATTAAAAGATTCAAGTGATGCTGTTGATACACAGTTTGTTTATAGAAATGAAAGTTCTGTAACATTTGCTACAGATGGAACTGCTACAGTTACAGCAAACACTGCTCACACTGGT